CCATTAACGCCGCCGTGCTGCATGTAGAACGGGTGACATAATGACTGACATCCGGGTTACTCAGGCTGTTGCACAGGTACTGGTAGCTCCGGCTGCGCCGCCTATCAGGGTTACTACGGCTGTTGCACAGGTACTGGTAGCCCCGGCTCCGCCGCCTATCCGGGTTACTCAGGCTGTGGCGCAGGTACTGGTAGCTCCGGCTTCGCCGCCTATCCGGGTTACGCAGGCCGTGGCACAGGTGCTTTACCGCATCACCTATGACTACACCCCGCCGTCAGTCTTCACCAACTTAACTTTTAGGCCTACCTAATAATGACCCACATCGAGACAGCCGCAGAGGTTATCGCCAAATCCACCCCACCTGTGACTGTCTCGGTTATGTCCCTTGGGGGCATCCCGTTATCCGAGTGGGTGTACATCCTGACTATCGTGTGGGTACTCTGGCAGCTTGGCTGTTCAGTGTACGACCGCGTGGAGAAACACCGTGGCCGCAAATGAAGCCCTGATGGGCGCACTCCATGATGCCCTTGCCCGTGACTTGATGCAGAAGATCACGGAAGGTACGGCCACTGCTGCGGAGATGTCCGTGGCCCGTGGCCTGCTCAAGGACAGCAACATCACCTGCGCCCCTGCTGCTGACAACGCACTCGGCGCACTAGAAGCGCAGCTCGCTGCTAAGAACGCCCGCCGTGCGGCGCGACAGACTGGCAGCAGCACACCGATTGACTTTGACAAGGCCGTGGATAACATGGACTTCCTTAACGGGGTACACTGATGGCCGTCCGTGAGAGTATTGAAGCCAGCATGGTGCGCTGGCGTAAGCTGGAATTGCTCCAGTCTGCCTATCCGCACTTCGTCCCCTTCATGGAGGACGTGATGGACTTCCTTGGCTTCGACTCCACGGAACTCCAGAAGGACATCGCCGGATTCTTGCAGTACGGCCCGACGTACCTGATGATTCAGGCCCAGCGTGGTCAGGCAAAGACCACTGTGGCCGCTGCATTCTGCATCTGGTCACTGATACATGACCCTAAGTTCCGTATCCTCATCGCCTCGGCCGGCGGCAAGCAGGCCAACGAGATCAGCACCCTGATTGTCCGTCTGATCCTGACGATGGATGAGCTGGAGATGCTGCGCCCTGACCCAACCAACGGCGACCGCGTGTCCGTCGAGGCGTTCGACGTTCACTACACCCTCAAGGGCGTGGACAAGTCCCCGTCTGTGGCGTGTATCGGCGTCGGCGGCAACCTTCAAGGTAAGCGTGCGGACATCCTGCTGGCAGATGACGTGGAGTCCGGCAAGAACTCCCTGACTGCAGTCATGCGTGAGAGCCTGCTTAACGTCATGCGTGACTTCCCGTCCATCTGCTCCGCCGGCCGTATCATCTACCTCGGCACCCCGCAGACGATGGAGTCCGTGTACAACACCCTCCCAGCCTCTGGCTTCGAGGTGCGTATCTGGCCGGGCCGCTACCCCACAGCCAAGCAAGCAGCTCACTACGGCAATGACCTTGCCCCGCTGCTGCGTAATCGCCTAGCCTTGAACCCCATGCTGGGTATGGGCGGTGGTATCCTCGGGGATCAGGGCCAGCCCACTGACCCGGTTCTGTTTGGTGAGGCTACCTTGCAGAAGAAGGAGATGGCACAGGGTTCCGCGTTCTTCCAGCTCCAGCACATGCTGAACACAGCCCTCAACGACGCCATGCGCTACCCGTTGAGACCCTCGAACCTCGTGGTCATGCGCTGTGGTGGTGACTACTACCCAGTCGAAGTGACTCGTGGCATGGATGCGAGCAGCCTACGGCAGTTCAAGTCCGGTAGCACGAACTTCGTCATGTCCGCCCCGCACTCGGTGAGCAAAGACGTAGCCAAGCTGCAAGGCAAGGTTATGTACGTTGACCCCGCTGGTGGCGGTAAGAACGGTGACGAAACTGCGTATGCAGTGACTGGCTTCCTGAACGGCAATGTGTATTTGCTGGCAGTCGGGGGTGTCCCCGGTGGCTACTCTATCGCACAGATGGATGCGTTGACTGCGGTAGCTGAGTTCTGGAAGCCTGATCGTGTCATCATTGAAAAGAACATGGGCTACGGTGCCTTCCGCGAAGTGTGGATTCCACTGTTGTTCCAGCGTTACAAGTGCGCGGTAGAGGATGACATGGTTCATGGTCAGAAGGAGACTCGTATCATTGAGACTCTGGAGCCGGTCATGTCCCGTGGTAGCCTTATCGTCAACGAGGATTGTGTATCCGCAGACGAAGACGCCATCGCCCACTACCCCGCTAACATTAGACAGACGTACTCCTTCTTCCACCAACTGACTAAGCTCACCCGTGACCGTGGTGCTCTACGCCATGATGACCGCCTCGACGCCGTTGAAGGTGCAGTCCGTGCGTGGGTAAAGCAACTGCTAATCGACCAGACTGAGGCAGTGAAGAAGGCAAGGGACAAGGAACACGCAGAGTGGGCCGCTGATCCCTTCAACAAGAACAGATACGATAGCAAACCAAACCGAGGCGGAAGCCTCTTCAATAAGTACCGGAGATAGACCATGATCCTTACCGCACTGCCGTCCCCCGGCGTACAACTCGAAGCCCAGAAGCTGCGTACCTCTGCTTGGAAGGCCATCTGCTCCGTCGAACTGGCTGCCCAGTCTGGTGCTGGTGGCAAGACCAACCGTGCAGACACGCTGCGTGACTTCTTCCTTGAGTGCGCCCGTGCCTGCGACCTCGTTGCAGTAACTCCGATCACCACGGCTAACATCTAAGGTGAACATCAAGGCTAAGGTGGGGGCACTAGCCCTCGCCTCCGTCTTGTCCTTCCTCGCTATTCAGGAAGGTGACGGCCCCGTCCGCGCAACTCCTGCCGGCCCAGTTCATGTAGCCTATGTCGATGACGTAGGTGTTAAGACCATCTGCCACGGGCACACCGCTGGCGTTAAGCTCGGTGACACAGCCACGCCTGCCATGTGCGAGCAGTGGATGCTCGAAGACCTCCAGACCGCTGACGCTGCTGTTGAGCGACTGGTCACTGTTGACCTCACGGACTACCAGCGCGTAGCCCTGTGGTCATTCATCTACAATGTCGGCTCCGGCAACTTCGCCAGCAGCACGATGCTCAGGCTCCTCAACCGTGGTGAGTTCTGTGCCGCCTCTAAGCAGTTCCCTCGCTGGAACAAGGGCGACGGCAAGGTACTGCGGGGATTAACCAAGCGCCGAGCAGCAGAGTCTGACCTCTTCCTCCGGGGATACACATGCAATTCACCCTGATAATGAAGAACCTCCGCCTCATCCTGCTCGCCTGTGCGCTCGTATGCGGTGGTTTGCTGCTGTGGCAGTACATCCGTACCCAAGTGACCGCTAAAACCTCACAGGCGGACGCTCAGGCAGCCACAGCCGCTGTCGTGGCTACAGTCTCCGGGCAGAAAGTCGCAGACAAGGCCACCCGTGCCGCCTCCGACGACCGCGCTGCCATCCGATTGCGGGAGCAGCAGGCCAAACAGCGGGCTGCCGAGGTAAAATCTGAGGTACTGGAGCAGCCCGTACCCGTGGACATGCTGGAGGCGATCAATGCGTCATAGACTCGTGCTCATCCTGACCGCCATCTGGCTCTGCGTAGGATGCTCTACACGGCCCGTTGTCATCGCCAAGCCAGTACCCCATGCCTTGCTCGCTGAATGCAGCCCTGAGCTGCTCCTGAGCCTGCCTGCAGGCACAACCGTGGGCGGCCTCGCCCTGTATTCCATCCAACTGCGTTCTGCCCTCCGTGGCTGCAATGCGGACAAGCGTGCCCTACAAGACTGGGCAGAGGGTTCATAACATGCAAGGTAAACTATTAAACCCCGTAACCGGGGAATGGTCTTGGGCGCAGAGTAGCACTGACGGGGTTCAGAAGGTAAGCATTGAGGGTGCGATAGCTGCTACCCTAGCCGGCCCGTTATATCTACCTACTAAATCCCGAGCAGCCTCCGTAGGTGCCTACCTAGTAGGCGGCAACCCAATAAACGTAACAGTAGCAGCAGACGCCGCCGACACTGGTAGTCAGTACCTACTAAATCCAGTAGGCTCCGGTAGAATCATGGCGCTTAAGCGCGCTCACATCAGTGGCGGTGCTGGTGCCTTAAGCGCAGCCTTACTGACTTCGCCTAACTTCCAGCTACAACGCTTTACATTCACGGGTACACCTTCCGGTGCCAGCCAGCCTATCGTTAAACAAGATAGCACCATGCCGGCTTCCGTAGCTAACCTCCGTAATTCTAAGACGGGTATCACCGTAACCGGAGGTACTACCTTCTACAACTACCAACTAGCACAAGTGTTATCCCCAATAGGGATGTACGCCCCTCCTATTGCAGCCTTAGACCTTAACGCCGATAGTCAGATTATCTTACGCCCCGGTGAGGGTATCATGGTACGTCAGGCCAGCTTGGGTAGTCTAGCGGACATGCGCTACCTGCAAGTCGATTGGGCTTGGGAAGAGTTCGTGTAAGGCTACACTGGAGTTCGTGTAAGCGATGCAGGGCTGGGCCTTAAAAATGGTGTACTTCCGCGAGGGGAGTCCACCCCACCCAGTCCAGCCGGTTTACCCCATAGCCCCTTCGATAGGCCACAAGAAGGCCATGTGATGCTATAACATAACACACCGTGTGGGGCTGGCAAGGCGCGGCATGGCAAGGCGCGGCATGGCATGACAGCACGCGAGAATGGGCGGGAATGGGCGCGGGAATGGGGCGGCATGACAGCACGCGCACGGGCAATCTATTTGGTTTACGCTTGTACTCTTAGTGAACACTTGTCACTATTTGATTCGGTACACTCCCGACTAAGAAGCCTTTCGGGTAGTAGGTGCGCCGGTTTTTTGCCGGTCTGCATCTATAGCCAGCATTCAGTAGCAAACCCACTGATCACGAAAGGCAGCCAGTAGATACCGGCCGAGCTATCGCCGCCGGACAACAAGCAACCAAGCAAGCTACCAAGCTACCAAGATAGCAAACCAAGCAAGCTACCAAGATAG